CCAGTGTTGTAGTCAATGTCGGTATCAGGTTTAATAGTGCCAAACTCCGCCTCCGTGTATACGCTATCCAAAATGATAGGCCAATTGCCGTCATACCTACGCGTCCTGCTGACCTTTTTGAGCGGCGTCAGATACGTGTACTCATAACCTTTGAGACGTTGGAACGTGCTGCTGAACGCCTTGGCTGCGCTAAGGCCCTGCTGCGTCAACGCCGTGCCGTCCTTCTGCGTGCCTTCTACGGTCAGCGTCTGGCTGTACTTCTGCGCACCTACAGGCAGGAACCACCACTTGCCTTGAGACTGGAAGACGCGAGCGTTGAAGACCTTGGCCAAGTTTTCCAGCACCGTGAACGCGCTGAAGTATTGATTCTCATTATTGTCGTCAGGATTGTAAAGGCCGTAATGACTGATGCGCGTGTCGTTCAGCTGGTTGCTGCCTACATAATCCGAGCTGTTGAAGTCGTTGACGTAATACAGGAAGTCATCCGTGCTCCAGAGGTGCGTGGCTCGCGTCTTGTTCAGGCAGTTCAACACGTGTTCAACTACTGACGCCTGACCCGTGTACGCTGTGCCGTCGTTGTCGTACAGTATGTTTTGCAGGTTGCCTAGGTCGTCGGCTGCTGTGAGTGTGTTCTGTATCGGCTGCGCGTCATACGGTCGAATTACTTGTTCAGGATACAACACGCCGCCCCAGTAGAAGTCATCGGTGCCGTCAGGGTCTTTGCGTATGCTTACGCTAAAGCGCTGCTCAGCTGACGTCGCCAGCAAATCCATAAACGTCTCGTGTGCCGTCTCCGTTTCCGTCAAGGTAAAGGTCACCTCGCTGCCAATGACCGATTGGTGGCGGTCTTCGTTGTTGCCGCTGTAGCGCAGCACGAAGCCGTCGGCGCCGAGGTTGAACTCGACCGCGCTGCCAACGTAGTCAGCGTCATGGATGTTCAGGCGCCAGTCGGTGCCTTCGTCGTCTTTGAACTCTGCAAACAGTCGTATCGGGTCAGCCATCAGTATCCTCTTACACGGTTACGGTCAATTGCGTTGCGCTCGCTGGTCAGCAAGATGTCGCGTCCAGAGATGCGGCCTGTCACCTGCACCTGCTGTGCACCCATCATGGATTGTAAGCGGTCGAGCGGTGCCACTACCTCAGGATTGATGGAGCTTGTACCTGAGCCTTCACCCACCATCGCAAGCGAAGCGCCGCTGAACAAGCCGCCGTTGGCCATCATTGGAATGCCAAAGCCGCCGCCTATGAATTTGCCAAGGCCGCCTTTTACTATGCCTGCACTAGGCATGAGGACTGACAGTATTACAAACTGAGCAATGAGAGAGGCCAGCTGCATGGCCAACTGTTTCAACATGTCGGTCATGACCTGCTCAAACGTAGCCGTGCCGTCTGCAATCTGCCTGAAGGCGCTATCCACAAAGCCTGCAATGTTTTGCGCCATAGCGTCGACGCGGTCCTGCACCAACTTTGCAGTCGCAATGACAGCGTCAATATCTTCTTCCTCGACTATGTCCTCAGGCATGTCGATGTCCACGATGTTAAGAGTGGCAGGCACAGCGACAGCTGGACCGCCTGCACCTGCAGCGTCAGCCGCACCGCCTGCAGTCATACCTGAGAACATGGTAGTCAATCCGCCTAGCGTGCGAAGCTGCTCAGCCAAAGCGTCCTTGTTTACCAGCTCAATAGGCTCGCGCTTCAACTCCTCTTCGATGCCCGTGCGAATGTTCTCGCCTGCTTTCTTTCCAAACTCAATAGCGCGATCAGCAGCGTCTGAAAACGCTTGGCCAATCAAGGATGGAATATCACTAAAGCGTCTCTCGAAAATAGCGGATATGATTGCACCCAAGTCTTTGAAGGCTGCGATTACATTGTTGACGGCAAAGGCAAAGAAATCAAAGACGGTTTGAACCGTACCTTTTATAGCTCCTACCATTGCGCGGACCGCTGCAGTTTCGTTGTACAGCGTTATGAAGTAGTTGACCACCTCTGCGATTGGTCCAGCTACCTCATCGGCAAAGGTGACTACTGCGATGCCGAGGCCTACGATGGCAGCCACTACTAATCCCACAGGACTGATGAGCATCATGAAGCCTTGAATGATAGAAGGCAAGATGACAAGCAGCGGACCAAGCGCGGCGGCTATACCTGCGCCAATCACCAAGAACTTCTTGGCCTCGGGTCCGAGGTTTTGAAAAGCAGCCAGCATGTTCTTGAGGCCGTCAATCACTGGCGGCAGAAAGTCCATGATGACCTTGCCGAATTCCTCCTGCAAATCGCCGAACGCATTTTGCAGCTGCTTGAGGCCACCCGTGCCAGCCTTTGCTGCTGCCTCGGCGCTGCCTCCGTACTGCCTGCTCAGCTCCTCCAAGATGATGCTCTGAGCTTCAGCCATGTTGCCACCTTCAGCAAGCGCCTTGATGACCTCCTTCTGGTCCTCGCTGAACTGGATACCTGCGCGGCTCATGGCGCTGAGGTTTGCCACTGGATCGTTGAGCGCCTTGCCCAACATGATGCTCGCGCTTTTAAGGTCGCCGTCCAATCGCGTGGCGAGGTCGAGCGCCGCCTGCTGGCTCTGTGCAAACTGCTCGCCCGTGATGTTCGTGAACGTAAGTAGCTGCGCCGTGGCGTCCTTCAAAATCTCCTCGTCACCAAACAGCGTCTTGCTCTGCAGGTCGCTGGCCATCTTCTGCAGCTGCTTCGAGGTGTAGCCTACCTGTCCGCCTGTAGACTTGAGGCCTGCCTCTACCTGCGCAATGGCCTTGGCCTGCTGGTCAAATGCTTTGACGGCTGTGAATCCGAGCGCGGCGATGGGCGCCGTCAGGCCCATAGTCATGTTCTTGCCGAGCCGCTTCGTGCTGCGTCCAAAGTTGCGCATCTTGGACATGCTCGCACCAAGCGCCTTGTCAAACTGTTTAGTCTGTGCGCCTATCGTAACTATGAGGTCATTCAGCTTTGCCATTTGTCGCGCTCTTCAATTACTTTTCTTAGCTCTTCCTTAGTCAGTTTCTTTGCGTTCTGCTTTGGTCGCTCCCAAGGGAATTGCATCAAATCCTTTGGTCGCAATTTACGGCCTTTCCGTAGATGCGGTTGCATGTAGATGGTGGCCAGCCATCGCGTGCGCTCCCACTCGAAGCGCTCCTTCATCTCCTCGGTCTCCCTGTTCGCCTCCAGCGCAAGGCTCAACTCACCAAACGTCATGGACCAGAACGAAGAAGGGGACAGGTGCAGCACACCCATCCCCATTCGTATTACGTCAGGCCACCCGACAGGCTTGGCGTCTTTGCTTACGCTTTTTTTTGGTCGTTGTATTCGCCCAAGATTTCGAAGCACTGGGTGACGTGAGCCAACGTGATGTGCTCCTCGAACTCAGGCAGCTCCATGTTAAAGTCCACGCCTTCGAAGTCGCAGCCGCATTCTACACCTACAAAGCAGAGAAAGGCGCAGGCCTCGGCTGAAAGCTTCGACGGATCGGACAAGCTGAACACGTTGACCTTCGCCTTGCGTTCGAACTTCTTGAGCGCCTTCATAGAGTAGCGCACAGGGTAGTCAGTGCCGTTGATTTCTATCATACGATAGTAGCGTCAGTTACTTGTCCAGTAAGTTCGAAGGTAGCGCTGTAAGTAGCGGTGTCTTCTGTGCCGCCTGACTGCTCCAAGCTGGTCAAGAAACCGCTCGCCGTGAAGCTGGTGTCTGAAGAGATTTCGCTGCTGAACTTCAAGGTCAAGCTCGTGCGGTTTTCCCATGCGGTGTACAAGTCGACAGTGTCCTTGTCCGCAGATTGGTAGTCAATCAAACCTGAGACGCTGATGGAACCTGAGCGCATACCTGCGAGCAGCTCGCGGTAACCTGCTGAGTCCTTCGTAGTGATGTCGATGGTCTCCATGTTGAGAGACAGTGAGCAGTCCGTTGCTGCTGCGATGATGGTGCCGTCGATGTAGACGCCCAAATTGGTTCCGTTAAAAATGGCCATTTTATTCTGATTCTATAGATTCGTTCTCGGTCTTCTTCTTGGGCGCGTCGAGGTATCCTTTCTCCTTCAGCTCCGCAGCAAACTCATTGTCCACGTTGGGCGTATCGCCCTTCTTCCAGTTGTTGCCGCGCAGCTTGCACGCCTTCATGATTGTAACCTTCATGGGTGCAATTTAGGCAATTTCTTATTCATCACAATCCTGCACGCATGGCAGCGAGTTCGCAGTGCCGTGGCTCTATGCTGTCGAGCGTCGTTACCAGCAGCTGACCGATTGGCCGCAGCGTGCCTTCCTTGTCGTTTGCTCCCAACACCGCACTGACGGAATGCGTGCCGAACTTGCGGCCTTGCTTCTGGATGCAGGCGCGGTTGAGCAGTTCCGCCGCCAAGATGCTCAACACCTTGCTCATGCTTCGTGCAGCTTCATATATCTCGCGCTTCCACATCCTCGGCCTTTGCGCTGTGTACGCTATGGCGAGCAGCGTGCCGTACAGCAAACCCACGGGCATGGCTACGCAGGCGAGCGCAAACAAGGTTACGGTCTTAACTGCTTTGGTAATCACAGCGTCGATATGTATTGCAGCAGGTCGGCAATTGTGATGTAGCCGTCAGCGTTTAAATCGTACTTGACGTTGTAAGGCGGCGGCGTGGCGGTGAAGTACGCCAGCATTTCAAGGATGAAGCTCATATCTCGTCGTCAGTGAACCAGCCGTTGGTTACCATGTATTCATGGTCGC